AAAAAACCCGAGGACTTTTTAAACCTGAAGCGATATGAAGCGCATGCCTTAATCGGCAATGAATCGCACCATATCCTAACCTTCTCCCCACCGAAAACTACCCCGAGAAAACAGGTAAACTGGTTAAGAGACGAGCCGACTTGGATTAAATGTTATAATTAATATAGGTCTCCTGGCGGATATCGGCACTAGCGCCGCCAGAATCTATCAGTCATAATTCGTTTCCCTATTGGGAATGTTCGCATGAAAGCGGATAGCCAACGGTGAATGGCGGACTGTAGGTTATAGCTACCGTCTGGTTCGCCTTACCTGGCGGAGCGATTTGAGACCGTAAAAAAAAGATTGGGGGCGGGCAACCGCCCCTTTTCTTATGTTATAATGAAAATAGGATAACTTTCTTAAATATCTTAAACCTTTCCCGACCAAAAACCACCAGAACATTTCAAATTTAACAAAAACCGAAGGGAGGCAGATTATGGCAGAGTATTTAGACTTCAAGGAAATATCCAAAACTCCGTTCAAGACGGTTTTGGACAAGCTGGAGCTTCCCTATGACGAAGCCGAGGATTATATGAAGGGCGAAGGTTTTATTGTCAATACGCAAAAAAACCTTTACTTCAATCCGACCGGCGATGATAAAGGGAGCGTGATAAACTTTGTGGCGCAACAACTGGGTATCGGTTTGCGTGATGCCGCTACTTGGGTAAAGAAGTTAAACGGCAACGGCCACCGAAAAGAGGCTGTCTTGCCGGAGTACCAGCTTACCTACCACAAGGAACTGGTTAATCTGGGTATACCAGAAGAAATAGCCCAGGACTTTGAAATCGGCTATTGTAAGCGGGGTATTATGTCCGGCAAAATTGCCATGAAGATCCGCGACGAAAAAGGCGAGAAGGTGGCTTATATCGGCCGGGACATCGATAACGGCAAATACTTCTTTCCCAAAGGCTATAAATCGGCCCATATCTACAACCTCTGGCGTGTCAAGGATACAAACATAATCCTGACCGTATCCCCGCTAGATGTGGCAAAAATAGCCTCTCTTGGCCATCACAATGTCGTCGGGCTGATTACCGGCAATATGACGGACGAGCAAGAATATCTGCTAAAGAGATGTTTGCGGATATTTGTTTTGCACCCCCGGCCTGAAAACATTGTCAAGCGGTTGTCAAAATGGGCGTTTGTCAAGGCGCCGGACATATCAAAAGTATCTGAATTGAAGCGGGAAGACATCGAGGCTCTTTATTAAAAAGTTATCCACAGAGCCAACTTGCGGGGTTGGCTCTTTTATTTTATAATTTAAGCAAAGAGAAATAAAAACAAGGAGATGATGACAAAATATGACGAATTAACCGACCTATTTTGTGAATTAAACCCAGATGAGAAATTGATCATAGTTTGTCATTTTGTTTTGAAACTTCCCGTTGAACACATAGCAAAAATAGAAAAAACCTCCCAAGAAACCATTTATAGAATATTCCGCCGTGCCAATAAGAAGCTCTTAAAAGTTCAAAACCACAGCGAAGTTGTGAGCGCCCTGCAAGAAGTAATTGCCCCTGAAAATTGAGAGGGGCTTTTTTGTGCTATAATAAATGTAGAGATAACAATGTCTTATTTATTTTTATGGCAGGGAAACTGAAAAACGCAAAGCACGAAAAATTTTGTAAACTGTTTGCGAGCGACGAAGAGTATTTTTGCAATGGAACACAATCATATTTAAAAGTCTATAGTACTCCTAAAAAACCAATCAAATACGAAACCGCGAGAGCCAATGCCTGCAAATTACTAACAAACGCTGACATTTTACAGAGAATAGACGAATTATTGGAGCAGGCTGTTTTAAACGATGAATTTGTTGATAAACAGCTTGGAAAACTAATAGCTCAGGATGCCGACTTTAAAGCAAAGGTGGCGGCAATTAAGGAATACAACCAGTTAAAACAAAGAGTTAAAAAACGAATTGATAAAATTGACGATGAGGGGGTGCATACAACCGAATATGAAAATTTAACCGATCAAGACTTAGATGGAGAAATCGAAAAAAGACAAAATCGAATATCTCAAATTACTTGATGAAAAAGAAAGGAGAGTAAGCCTTAATCCTTTAAAATACGCAAAACAGCACGACAAACAAAAAGAAGCGACACACGCATTAGAAGTTCTTAAAAAAACGATTATTGCCTTATTTTGGGGAAACCGAGTAGGCAAAACCCAATGGGGCGCTCAAACTGTTGCCAAAGTTGCTTTAGGCGAACATCCAACTATTCAGCCAGGGGAAATTTGGAGTTTTTGCCCGTCATTCGACGAACAAAAAGACACCACCCAAAAGAAAATCTTAAAATACATACCAGTACACAGAATAATCGATAAAACGTGGCTTAGAAAAGGCATTTTAAAAGAATTAGTTATCGACGCTGGAAGCGGACGAATATCAAAGATTACTTTTAAAAGCTACGAGCAAGGCAGGGAAAAAGCCCAAGGTGCCGGGAAATGCCTGATCTGGTTTGACGAAGAACCGCCAAAGGATATTTGGGAAGAGGGTTTTGTCAGGCAGGAGGCAGGCATAAAATTGCACATTATACTTACCATGACCCCGATTAAAGGAATGACGTGGGTTTACACCGATATCTATCTTAAAACCGATAACCCCGATATTTTTGTCAGCAAGGCTGGCTGGAAACATAATCCTTGGCTTACTCAAGAGCAGATAGCAGTGATGAGCCGTGGTCTAACGGAAGCCGCTTTGAAAGTCAGACGGGACGGCGATTTTGTTAAAATGGTAGGACTTGTCTGCGGTTGGTTTGGCAGGGAAACACATTTAGTAGACATTAAAGAATTGCCGGACGGTGATACATATTTTGGAATCGATTTTGGCTTTTCGGCTCCAACAGCTGGACTTTGGGTAAGAATAGATAGGGAATTTAATTTTTGGATATTTGACGGTTTCTACCGCAGGGAATTAACAAATCCCGATATTCAAAAAATTATAAGACTGAAAGAGCAAGGTGTAGGGAGAGTTATCAGAATTGGTGATAGCGCTCAAGCGTCAGATATTAAACAGCTTAAAGACTCTGGAATTTCAATCGAGGGAGTGAAGAAAGAGCCGGGAACAAGCAAGGAGAATTGGGACGAATATAGAGCGAGGTTAATGGAAAACCAAGGGAAAATTCAAGAAGCTACCGGAAAGCCTAAGATATTTATAAGCAAAAATTTAGTTGAAACAGACGAGAACGGAAACAAATATAACTTTTTAGTAAAGGAACTTGAAAACCTTAGGTGGGAGGAAGTTAAGACGGAAATGGGTATTGAGCAAAAATCTATCTGGGGCAAACAGGCAAAACACGCCATCGACGCCCTATCATACATTTTAGCAACAATTAACAGGCCACCCGAAGAAGAGGACGATTACGAAGAAGAGGAGGAAGAGCCGATGTACCCCGGTATCGGTGTCTAACTTTATAAACTATGAACGCAAATAAAATAATCAAAAATTTGGGAAGTGAATTAAACAAGGAAAGAGAGGAAATGGAAAAAAGAGTTATAGAGCATTTCCTTACCAGAACTATCAGGAGAAAACCAAGATGGCTTCCCACAATAGTATGGAATTGGATTTTAAACAAAGTTTTATATTTAAACTAAATGGATTTTGAAACAAAACTGGACAATTTAAAACTTACCGATGAAGACCTTATAAAAAGAATTCAAACCGAATACCAGAATGCAATTGATTTCAGAAAACCCAGAATAGTTGATTGGCACGCCAACGAGGATATGCTTTACGGCAAGAAGCCAAATACTCTATCAAAGAGAAGTAATATCAATCTCTGGCTGATGCACGGCTTTGTTTATACCTTTCTATCAAAGATTAAAAACCCGCCCAGTTTAAAATTTGAACCGACCGAAGACGCGGATATCAGGAAAGCAAAAAAGATAACCTCTTTGTGGGAACTGGACAGCTCCCCGACCCGGGAGAACTGGAAGTTTAAAGATTTGTTGGGCAAAAAATCTGGCATGGCGTCCGGACGTGTAATTGACAAGATTGTAACCGAATATCCCTACCGGCACCGCAGGCAGAGAGTTGACCATTACGACTTTTTAATTGACCCGCTGGCAGGTGGAATATCAATCGAGAACGCCCGATTTTTGGGACAGGATAATATTTTCAAATCAAAATCAGACCTAGAGAACAACGAGGATTACGACCAAGCTGAAGTCAAAAAATTGATTGAGGCCTACGAGGAAGACAAAGAGGGCACGGAGACGGTTGACAATGAATATAAGGAAAAATCAAACCGCTTTGCCGTAATAGGAATGACGCCAGATAAATATCTGTCGTCTGGCGAGGGAGTCTATAAATTGCTTGAATGGTATACGCCGATTAACGGTGTCAGATATTACATAGTTTGCAATCTTGAAA